CTTCGCGCTGGCGCGTCGCGGCTCGCTGCACAGCTTCAAGATCAAGGACTGGTCGGACTACACCAGCGCCGGCGACGGCGAGAGTGCGCCGACGATGCTCGACCAGGTGATCGGCACCGGCGACGCATCGACGGCGACGTTCCAACTGGTGAAGCGTTACGAGGTCACCGGTCCGAACCCGTACGTCCGCACGATCACGCTGCCCATCGCGGGCACGGTAGTCGCGGCGATCAACGGCATCGCCACGGGGGCCTTCACGATCAGCGGCACGGGCCAGATCGTGTTCTCGTCTGCGCCTGGCGCTGGCGCGATCATCACGGCGGGCTTCCAGTTCCATGTCCCGGTGCGGTTCACGCTCGACGTCGACCGCTGGACGCGGTTGCAGGCCGATGCGTTCAACGTGTGGAGCTTGCCAAGCCTCGACGTGCAGGAAGTGCTCAACGAGGTCGAGTACCCAGAGCGCTGGCAGCACGGCGGCAGCAAGTATTGGGGCACGATATCGCAGAGCATTCGCTTGGCGTTCAACGACGGCGCGTTCCACGTCATGCAAACCAACACGGCCAGCGTGTCGGCGTTCCTGCCGATCCCGACCTACGCCGGCAGCGGGCCGCATATGTTCACGATCTACAACTCGGGCGGCACGCAGAACATCACGCTGCTCGACGACACCGGCGCAACGGTCACGACCATGGCACCCTTTGATACCACACGCATCGCGCTGTCGCGTGACAGCGGCGGCACCGTGACCTGGCACGCCTACTAACATGGGCAACACGGCAATCGACGAGCAGCGCGGCGGGTCGGTCGACGTGACCCTCGGCAGCCCGACCGTCTACCAGGCTGGGCTGCCGAGCGGGCCTGGCGGCGTGCGGCTGTACGTCGTGCGGCCGACGGTTGCGGGCTCGTCGTTCCGGCTGCCGAACCCGAACTACTGCACCGTCGGGGCCGAGCCGGTCTGCGTCGTCATCAACAAGGGCACGCAGTCGATCGACATCACCAACTTCGGCGGCACTTTGATCACGTCGCTGGCGGCAAACAGAGCTATCGAAGCCTACCTGCTAATCGTCGGCGTCGACCTGTGGAGCCCTATCGGCCCGTTCGTCGTCAGCTCGAGCGGCGGACTGAACGGCAACCGCAAGCCGTTCGAGGTCGTCTACACCGCGAGCTCGACGACGCGCACGAACGTGCGCACGGACGTGGCGAAGCAGTACGGCTACGTCGGGGCAGACGGGCCGGCTGCGGTCGCCGTGACGATCAAGAGCGGCGTCGTGCTGGGCGGCGGAACGCCGACTGGCGCGTCGTTACTCACTGGCGGCTGGCCAGCGGGCTCGACGATGCTGATAACGCTGGAGTCGGGCGCGTTCATCGCAGGCGCAGGCGGCGCGGGTGGTCGAGGCGCTGACATCAACGGCGCTGGCGTCGGTGCCGGTGGTGACGGCGGTTTGGCGATGAACGTGTTGGTCAACGCTGCGCTGATCAACAACGGCACGATCCAAGGCGGTGGCGGTGGCGGTGGCGGCGCTGCTCGGCGCTTAATCAACAGCGTTTGGTTGCCTGGCGGCTCTGGTGGCGGTGGCGCAGGAGCCAACCCAGGCGCAGGCGGCGGCATCGTCAACACCAACAACGCCACAATCGGGCAGGCCGGATCGTTTACGGCAGGCGGACTAGCTGGCGATGCTGGCGGCTACCAGGGCGGCGTTGGCGGTGCGCCTGGCGCTCTGGGCGGCAACGGTGCGCCTGGCACGGCTGGCGGCGGCGGCGCTCGAGGTGCAGCGGGCACAGCGATCCAAGTGCTGGCCAGCGGCGGCTTCAGCCTGACCAAGATCGTCGCAGGCACCATCACTGGCGCGGAAACGAGCATCTGATGACGACCCGACCCGGCAACCTTGGCCTCGACAGCCTGCGCTACACGCGCGGCAAGTTCCTTTGCCATCTGCTGCTGATCACGCGCAAGGACAAAGAGACGCTCGCCGTCACCGACCACGACCGCGCGATCACGTTCGAGGGCAACAACTACCGGCCGATCATCTTCGGCTCGCTCTCGGCTGACCGCCGCGAGGGCGCGCTGCGCAGCGGCGACCAGGATGCGCAGGGCATCATCGACGAGATCTACATCACGGCCAGCGACCTCGATGCGCAGAACTACCTCGGGGCCGAGGTGCGCCAGGTCATCGTCGACTGGACGAAGCCCTACATCGTGCTGGCTCGGCATCGGCGCTGGATCCGCAAGATGACGCGCACCGGGCAGTCGTTCACGGCGACGCTCGAAGGCCGCGCGCAGCAGCTTCAGCGGCCGCAGGCTGGGCGCTTCGGCGGCTTCTTCACCACGAAGTGTCAGTACCGACTGGGTGGCCCGTTCTGCAAGAAGGACATCAGCGACGGCATCCGTATTCACAGCGGCGAGACCGGCACCGGCTCGGCTGTAGCGACGTCGACGGACATCGACAGCGTCACAGACACTACGCAGTCGTGGACCGTCAACCAGTACGCGCCGACGGCCAGCCAGCATTGGTACGTCTTGCTGACTGGCGGCGGCGGTGGCTCGGGGCAGATGCGAAAGATCCTAAGCAACACGGCCACACGGCTGTTTGTTGACGTGCCGTGGGACGCGACCTTCGGCCTGGCGTCGCTGAGTCCGTACCGCATTGGCCGCGGCTTCGACGTCACGCACGTCAACCGCGCGCGCTACGAGTTCCGGCATAACAACATGACCGGAACAGGTGTGGGCACGGACCAGTACTACCGCGACGGCTCGGTGATCTTCACCAGCGGCGACAACATCGGCCGCGTCGTTCCGATTGCCGACTACCGCGCCAGCGACAAGCGCATCGTGCTGCTGACGCCTACGCCGTTTGATATCCAGGTCGGCGACCGCGCCATCGTGCAGGTCGGCTGCGACGGCTTGATCGGCACTTGCCGCGACAAGTTCAACAACATCCTCAACTTCGGCGGCGACCCGTTCGCGCCGTCGGCGCAGCAGCTCATCGAGCCGCCGGAGGAAGCGTGATCTCGCGCGCGCAGTTCGTCGAGGCCGTCCGTAGCTGCATCGGCACGCAGGTCGGGCACCGCGGCCGGACCATCGGCGGCGCGCTCGACTGCGTCGGCGTGCCTTGGGCGGCGTGCAAGGCCTGCGGCCTCGAGCTGCCGGACAGCGGCGCCTACGGCATCCTGCCGACGGGCGACCAGCTGACGAGCGGCCTGCTCGCCTACTGCGAGCGCGTATGGTCTCCGGATCGAGCGCACATCTACCAGGTCTACGCCGGCCGCCAGGCGCGGCACGTCGTCGTCCCGGTCGGCTACGACTCGACGGGCCAGGAGCTCGTCGTTCACGCCTGGGGCAAGAACCGCATCGTGCAGCAGGCGGTTCTGGCTGATCCGGTCGCTGCGTACTGGCGCATCAGGGAGGTCGAGTAGTGGCTTCTATTGCCTACGGCGGCGCGGCGGCGAGCGGCTACTTTACCAGCACGGGCTACCTAGCTGCGGTTGGCGGCGGCGCACCGACGGCGGCGCAGGTCGCTACGGCTGCCTACATCCCATACGTCGGCTGGGCGATCGGCATCGCCGCGGCGCTTGTCGACACGTTCTACATCATGCCGAAGCTGCGCGGCAAAGGACGCCAAGACGCAGACAGTCCGCGCCTCGTCGACACGCCAGTCGGCAGCAACATCCCAGGCGCCCCACGAGTCTGGGCTATCGGTGGTCGCTTGCGTGCGCCGACGCACATTCTGTGGCAGGCGCAGAAAGTACGCGAGGCGAGCACCAGCAGCAGCAAGGGCGGCGCGTTGCAGCAGCGCAAGGTCTACTTCGATGCCGCGGTCGCGTTGAACGACAGACCATGCCAGCGCCTTCAGCAGCTCATCGGCAACGGCAAGCTGATGCTGTACAGCACGCGCAACATCTACGGCATCACGACGAACCGGATGCTGCTGACGATTGTGGCAGGTCCGCGCATCCGGCTAACGGCGCAGACGACGCTCGACCCAGACTTCACCAGCATCTTCGCAGTGAACGACGCCGTCGAGCTGCGCGACTGGGCGCAGACCGCTGGCACAAGCATCAACACGGGCTACTTCAAGGTGCTTGCCGTTGTGCAGCACACCACTGCGCCGAGCTACATCGAGCTGGGTCCGTACAGTGGGCAGACGTTAACCGGAATCGTTGCGACTGCTGGCAACGCTTTCGCGCCGGCGACGATACGTCGCGTCGACAATGTGTTGTTCGCAGAGGCAGGCATTCAAGTAACCGGGAGCGGCGGAGTAACTCCTCCAACAATCCAAGCCGTAAGCAGCACAAACTGGAGCAACCAAGCTCTGTTCACGGCCAACGACCGACTCATATTCCAAAACGCGCAAACCATCACTGGATTGCTGGTTCGTCGAAACGGTGTTGCACCGTTGTTGTTTTACAGAGAGCTGGGCGAGCCTTTACCAGCTAATGGGATCTACGGCGCAAGTGCTACAAGCCCAGCGCGTGTCGAGTTCCGCCAAGACAACGGCTTTAGCACTGGCGTCTTCCCGTCAACGTTCCAGCCGACGACGTACTTTAACAGCGGCAGCGAAACGCAGTCGGCCAGCTCGCTGATCGTCGCGGCCGAAGGCAGCGGCAACGTGCCGGCCTACCGCGGCGTCGCTTACCAAGGCCTCGACGACTTCTTTGCAACGCAGTTCGGCGACTCGCTGCCGTACTCGATGGAGGCCATCATCGACGTCGACCAGTCGATGGACTGGGGCCGCGCGATCCAGACGATCATGGTCGAGCGGTGCGACCTGACGACGTCGACGGTCGACGTGACCGGCATCACGCAGCGCCCGTTCCTTGGCGCGTTCCTGCGCGGGCCGGTGCCTGCGATCACGGCCATCCAGCCGATCCTTGTCGCCGGCCAGCTGATGGTGCAGGACCGCGACGGCGTCCTGGCCTTTACTGAGTTCGCCAACGCCGACGAGCAGAGCATCGAGAACGGCGCGACGTTCTCGGACTTCGGCACGCGCCTCGACGGCGAGACTGCGGCCGACGACAAGATCACCGTCGAAGACATGGCGACCGAAGACTTGCCGACGAAGATCGGCATTCGCCACCAAGACCCGGACAACCAGTACGCCGACGGCTACCAGTTCTTTGGCCTGCGCAACCCTGAGGGCGTCGACCACACCAACGAGCAAGAGATCGACCTGGCGCAGATGGTGCTGACGCGGCAGGAAGCCGCCAACCTCGCCGCGGTGCTGCTGCGCCGCGCCTG